GATTCTGTTAAAGACTCAGGTACGAGCGAAACAACTACTACCACCACTACGCACGGCTGATTAATTGATCCAAGTCGCCCAAGAAAGTCACAGTACGGGTGAAACCCGGGCGGCTTTTAAGAAAGGACATTAAACATGCAATTAACCATTAACGGTAAAGAATACGAACTTAACTTTGGTGTCCGCTTTGTTCGAGAAATGGATAAGAATATGGGTGCCGTCATGCATGGCATTAACTTTGGCATGGGTGTTGCAAAGGCACTAGCTGGTCTGAATGCATACGATGCTGCCGTTTTAGCAGACACCATTTATTCAGCCACCGTGGCATCTAAGAAACGCCCGTCAGCTAATGAAGTCGATGACTTTATTGACAGCAACACAGACTTAGATTCGCTATTTAAGCAAGTTGCAAATGAAATGAACAGTGCCAACGCAGTAAAAGCAGTAGCAAAAAACATGAAAGCCTAGATGAGGACGAAAGCGTTCAAAAGAGTAGTGAAGAAACATATCACGAAATCTTGTTAAACGCATTTGCCTATCTAGGCTTTTCTGATATTTGGAAAATTGAACGCATGACGCTTGTTGAATACGAACTGCGCATGGAAGCCTATCAGCTTAAGCAAGTCGATAGACAGAACGAGATTGCACAGCAAGCATGGATGAACCAGCAAGTGCAGGCAACAACCGGGAGCAAGAATCCTAAGCCGAAGTTCAAAACGTTTGATGATTTCTTTGATAAGAAAGCGGCTATTGATAACGTGCGATCAAATTATGAGCCCAATTATGAAGTGTCACAGATGAGCACAACTGAGCTCAAACAGACTAGAGCACAAGTGTTCGCAAAACGGATGGCCGAATTTCAGCGTTTGAAGCGCGAAGGCAAAATCATTCCGCTATCTGAAAGAAAGGAGGGAGCACATGGCTGACAGTTTTAGTGTTGAAGCAATTTTATCCGCCGTTGACCGCAACTTTTCGGGGACTTTTAAGAATGTTGCGAGTTCTGCGTCAAAGATCGGCGATAGCTTTGAAAAGTCGACAAAGCCAGCGGGAAATTTTGTATCAACCGTTAGCAAAATTGCTGGAGCTATAGGTCTTGTCAAAGTGGTAGGGGCTATTGGCAATGGTGTGAGAAGCATGGTAGGAGAACTAGACGAATCAAGCAAAGCTTGGCAGACGTTTGAGGGGAATATGAAGTTTCTGGGTAAAACGCCTGCGCAGATTTCCTCGATTGAAAAGTCGTTGCAATCATATGCTCAGAAGACCATTTACAGTTCATCTGACATGGCTTCTGCCTATGCGCAGTTTTCATCAGTAGGTGTAAAAGGAGTTGGCCGTCTTGTTAAAGGTATGGGTGGCCTAGCTGCTGCCACTGATGATCCCAAGCAAGCCATGAAGACATTGATGGAACAAGGAACACAAATGGCTGCTAAGCCAATGGTGCAGTGGGCTGATTTCCGTCTAATGCTTGAACAGACTCCAGCAGGCATGGCAGCCGTTGCTAAAGCAATGGGCATGAGCACCAAAGAACTGGTTCAGAATGTTCAAGACGGTAAAATAAGCACGCAGCAGTTCTTCGATGGTATCGAAAAGGCAGGCAACAGCAAGGCTTTCCAGAAGATGGCCACGAGTTACAAGACAGTCGGCGAGGCAATGGACGGCCTTCAGGAAACACTGGCAAACAAGCTTCAGCCTGCATGGCAGGCAATGTCTAAAGTCGCTATCGGAGTTATTAGCGGAATCATTGATAAGATTGGCGCAATTAATTTTGATTCTGTTATATCATCAATTGGTAAGTTCTTTTCTCCGTTTTCGGCATTGATTTTGAACATCAAGACACAACTAAGCAGTTTGGGGAAGGGCGACTCGATGAGCGGGCTCAGTTCCGTTCTCAAAGGAGTCGGGTCCGTTTTACAAACCATTTGGAGCCTAGTTGGTAGCTTAGTCAATGTTGCATTTGTCAATCTAATTAGTATTGCTCAAAAGGTCGGAGATGCTTTTAATTCGGCATTTGGTAATGGGCAAATGTCGGGACTATTTAACGGAATCAAACAAGCTGTTACAGATTTCGGAGTAGCAGCAATGGAAGCGATGACTACCGTTGGGGAGTTTATTGCTAATTTACCGTGGAAAGCAATTTTTGACGGTGTTAAGGTCGCTCTAAGCGGAGTGGTAGCTGTTTTGAAGCCATTTGCAGCTATTGTTAAAGCAGCGTTTGCTAACGACATCGTTAAATCATTTGCTGTGGCGATCCTTGGAGCTGTCGGAGCCTTCAAAGTAATTGGATTAGCCATCGGTGGATTTTCAAGCGTTCTCGGTGTTTTTTCTAAAATGATTGGCCCTATTAGAGGCGTTATATCCGTTATCACTAACTTCGGGACTATCGTAAAAACGGCTGGTGGTGTATGGAAAGCGTTTGGATTGATCTTAGGCATGAATCCGTGGGTACTTTTGATTGCTGGGATTGCAGCAGTGGTTGCTGGTCTGGTGTACTTTTTCACCCAAACCAAGACCGGCCAAAAACTATGGTCGGGATTTGTATCGTGGTTACAAGGAGCTTGGCAAGGACTTGTCGGGGCTGCGCAAACTGTTTGGAACGCTATATCGAACGCATTTACATCAGCAATTAGCGGCATTCAGACAGCTTGGAGCGGCATTACAGGTTTCTTCAGCAATCTATGGACTGGGATTACGACAACGGCATCAGCTGCTTGGACAGCATTCACAACCACTCTCTCAGCTATCTGGCAAGGTGCTGTTACTGCAGCAACGGCAGTTTGGAACGCGCTATCCACATTCTTCACGACTCTGTGGAATGGAATAGTTGCAGTAGCCACTGCTGTATGGTCAACATTTGGCGGTTCCCTGACGACAATTTGGAATGGGATTGTCCAAGTTGCTACCGGTGTTTGGAACATGCTTAAAGCAGTTATTATGGGTCCCATTCTTATTGTCATTGATTTGCTTACTGCAAATTGGACACAGCTAGGCGCTGATCTCCAGCTGATCTGGAATAGCATTGTTTCTGCCGCTGGACAGATCTGGAATGGTCTTGTTACGTATTTCTCCGGTATTTGGAGCCTTATTCAAACTTATGCAATGACTGTTTGGAATACTTTGGTTTCAACTTTAGAGGGGATTTGGAATGGTGCAGTATCTGCCGCTTCCGCTATTTGGAGTGCGCTTTCGTCATTTTTCAGCGGATTATGGAGTGGTATTGTGTCTACCACTGAGGGCGTATGGAACAGTGTTGTTTCATTCTTATCCGGACTATGGAGCGGAACAGTCAGCACAGCCGAGGGAATTTGGAACGCACTTCCCGGATTCTTTTCCGGATTGTGGAACAGCATTACATCATTTTTTTCATCAGCTTGGAGCAACATAAAGTCTATTGTGATTGGAGCTGCTACTAGTATTTTTAATGGTGCTAAGGCTGTATGGTCTGGTTTTACTGGCATGGTAAATGGTGTGGTTAGCGGTATCAAAGGAGCCTTCGATGTGCTTAGACACATTGATTTAATGGCTGCTGGTAAAGCAATCATGGACAGTTTCTTTAAGGGGCTTAAGAAAGTCTGGGAAGGCATCAAGAAGTTTGTTGGTGGAATTGCTGATTGGATTCGCAAGCATAAAGGCCCAATCAGCTACGATGCCAAGCTGCTCATACCTGCTGGTAACGCCATCATGAACGGATTAAATGCAGGGCTTACTGACAAGTTCTCAAATGTCCAAAAGAACGTTTCGAGCATGGCACAAGCTATTGCTGATAGTGCTGCAGTTACGATGCCGGCAGTGAATACTTCTCCCTTTGATGCATCATTGCAGTCGCTTAATAACAGTGTACAGGGTGCAACCTTATCTTCAAATCTTGATGTCAACTACACTCGCAAGCAAACGATTGAGGTTCCTCTGTACATTGACGGCCGAGAGGTTGCTCGCGCAACCGCAAACCCAATGCAAACAGAGCTTAATCGTTTGACAAAGGTAAGCAATTATCGAAAGGGGCTAGTCTAATTGTACGATTTCAGAGAAACGACACCCTTTACGGGTGCAGATAAGAAACAGTACCCAGCTGAGGCAATGAAAATTGATGGCCATTATATCGAAGATCTGATTCCTGGTTATCAAACACTTCAGGTCGGAGGGCGTGAGCTTCTTAAACAAGACGCTAAAAGCAATCCTATAGGAATATCTGATGGCGAAATGATGGAGTATGTACGAAACCCATCTCGCGAGATAACTGTTGGATATCAGCTTGTTGCTGATGATGATGATGCATTTCGCACCGCCTTCTATAAGCTAAGCGGCATCTTGCACGGTGACACTCATCAGGTTTCGTTCAATGATGACTTGTCTATGTACTGGAATGCCGTGCTCACAGATGTTGACGATGTTCCCAAAGGCAGAAATGCAATCACATCTTCGTTCACTTTATTTGTTCCCGATGGCATT